GCCATCTACGGCACCGGCTCCAGCAACCAGCCCCTGGGCCTGACCAATACCACCGGCATTGGTTCCCAGACCATCACCACCTTCGGCACCTTCGAGGAGTACATCGGCATGGAGACCGATGTTGCTTCTGCTAACGCCGATGCTGGCAGCCTGCGTTACATCATCAACGCTGCTGCACGTGGCGCCCTGAAGTCCACCGAGAAGGCCACGAACACTGCTCAGTTCGTGTTCATGGATGACGAGATCAACGGTTATCCCGTGATCGTGTCCAACCAACTGCAGAACAACGATGCGCTGTTCGGCGACTTCTCCATGATGATCATGGGCATGTGGTCCGGCCTGGATCTGACTGTGGATCCTTACGCTGGTGCTACTGCTGGCACCGTCCGCGTCATTGCTCTGCAAGACGTTGACTTCGCCGTCAAGCAGCCTGGCGCCTTCTGCTTCGGAACCTGATTGTGATGCGAGTTGAGATCCTGCGCAACGTCATGATCTCCGGGGAGCCTGCTGCGGCGGGCTCCTTTGTAGAACTTGAAGACGCTGCGGCAATGTTGTTGATTGGAATGGGCAAGGCCGCTCCTGCTCCTGCCCCTGAGCCAATCAAAGAGCCTGAGCCGGTGGAAGCACCGGCATGTCCACCGACCAAGCCTGTGTCTCGTCGCGGGCGAACCAGTTCTTCTACTTCCAAAGACTGATGGCTATTCTTTCCACCGGCCTGGAGAAGCTTTCCCACTTCGCCCTGGCTCCTACCGCTCAGCGCACTGCTGATCTTGATGGCACCGCTGTTGATCTGAACGACTATGAAGGTGACGTTGTTGTCATCCTCGACGTTGAGAACGGCGGTACTTCCACCCTTGATGTGAAGCTGCAGTCCAGCGACACTTCTGGCGGCTCTTATACCGATGTCACCAGCGTGTTCGATCTGAATGGCACCGAGCAAGCTTCTGCTGCTGTGGCATTTGCCCAAGTGAGCACCACTGCTTCTAAGCAGTATCTGGTGTTCCCTAAGGGCTCTGCTAAGCGCTGGGTGAAGGCTGTGTCTACCACTTCGACTTCAACCCACACCTACAGCATCAACGCTCTCGGCCCCAAGAAGTACGCCTGAGTTTGATCACGATATGCGCCTGGCTCCGGTCAGGCGCTTTTTCCAATGGCATTCGTTGAAGACCTGAGTGTATTTCTGGACAGCGACGAGTTTGCTGTTTCGGTCACTGCTGGTGCGGTGACTGGGCTGGGGATTCTTGATATGCCGTCAGAGATTATTGCTGATGGCGTAGTGCTGACGACGGATTACAAGTTGACGTGCGAGGCGTCGAAATTTGGTGATTTGCTGCACGGTGATGCCGTGACAGTCAATGGAACGAATTACACTGTTAGAAACACGGCGCTGATCGATGATGGCGCCTTTTGCGAGGTCATGCTTCAGAAGGTGTAATTATGACAGCGATCATCGGCTACTACTCGAATAACGAGAAGAACATCCATGAGTGGGATACCTTGACCGCCGATGGCGAGACCCCTGCGCTAAAGGTAAACGCAACTCTTTTTACATTTGTCGATAAAATTGTTGGCAGCAATATAACAGTGACTCACCAGGGATCCCTGAACGGGACTGATTGGTTCGATCTTGAGTCTCATTCTCATAACGCATCGGGCGTCGATTATCACACCTATGCGAATGTGCCTTTGCTGTATGTCAGGGCGAAGGCAACCAGCATTGGCGCAGGCGAAAGCTTCACCGGCTCTGTGATGTGTAACTGATGACTACTAAACGCGAACAGATCCTTGCTCAGATTGCTAGTACGCTTGCAAGTACTGCTGGCGTGAGCGGTCGGGTGTATCGGTCGAGGGTGACTGCGGTTGCGAGGGCCGAAAGCCCGATGATCATCATCGAGCCTGTTACCGATACGGCGCAGCAGTTCACTTCGTTACCGAAGCTTGATTGGACTATGCGCGTGAGGATCGTTGTTGTGGTGAGATCAGGTGCGCCTGACACGGACGCCGATTCGATCATTGAATCAATGCACTCAAAGCTGATGGCAGATCTGACGCTTGGTGGTTATGCAATTGACGTGCAACCGGTGCTTACGACATTCGAGTTCCTCGACGCCGATCAGCCTGCGGGCGTGTTCGCTAACGAATACGATGTGAAATATAGAACTGCAGTTGCAGACTTGACCACCGAGTAAGATTTAACAAGGTGCAAGGACTACCATGATTGATGAGTACAGCGGTCAAGGTGGGTCGTATCTTCTCGATCCAGAAACCGGTAAACGCACTCTGATCAAGCGCACACTTCCCGCCGAACCCCTTCAAGCAGATGGCACTTCTTCTTCGGAAACGACTGATTCTGGTCGAGACGGAATCAACCTACGGAACAGATCCGACTCCCGACGGAGCGGACGCCGTTCTAGTGAGGGATCTGAACATTACTCCACAGCAGAGTGATGTCGTTAGCCGCGATCTGATCCGCCCTTATTTGGGTGCTTCAGAGCAGCTTCTCGCCAACACTCGTGTTGAGTGTACTTTTAGTGTTGAGCTTGCTGGCTCTGGCGCTGCTGGTACTGCGCCGCAGTATGGCAAGGCTCTTCAGGCTTGTGGCCTGAGCGAGACTGTTTCTGCTGGCGTTAGCGTGACTTACGCACCTGTGTCTGCAAGCTTCGGTTCTGTCACCATCCACTACAACATTGATGGTGTTCGCCATAAGGTGACTGGCGCTCGCGGTACTTTCACGCTGAATGCCAACGTGGGCGAGATCCCGACGATTGATTTCACCTTCACTGGCATCTACAACGCTCCTGATGATTCGGCACTGCCTAGCGTGACCTATGCGAACCAGGCTACGCCGCTGGTCTTCAAAAACGGCAATACTGACACCTTCTCTCTGCTGTCGTATTCTGGCTGCCTTCAGTCAGTCAGTCTTGACCTGGGCAACACTCTGGTCTATCGCGAGTTGATTGGTTGCACCAAGGAGGTGCTGATCACTGATCGCAGCAGCAGTGGCACTGTGGTGGTTGAAGCCCCGACTATTGCGCAGAAGGATTATTTCGCTGCTGCGCTTACCGATGGAACCTTGGGCAACCTGACGTTCCAGCACGGCACCACCGCTGGCAACATCGTTGATTTCGCATCCACTCGGGTCGATATTGGCGACGTGTCTTACGGTGATCAGGATGGCATCGCAATGCTGAACATCCCCTACACCGCGATTCCTTCCACTGCCGGTAACGACGAGTTCAGCCTGGTGTACACTTGATCGGCGAGAGATGGATCCGCAGGGACCGCGTTGCGGTCCCTTTTTTATTGCTGTATAGTTTGCAAGAGTCTATTTTCACTCATGGCTTTTATTCGCAAGAAGGTTAAGACCTTTAAGTGGCCTGTAACCATTGAAGAGCCTGCTGATGGTGGTGTATTTGAGGAGTCTACGTTTGATGCGATTTTCAAGCGTGTGCCTCGCTCTGAGTTTCAAAAGCTTGCCGACAAGGGTGATCTTGAGCTGCTCAAGTCTGTGCTAACTGGATGGGAAGGCATCGACGATGAGGATGGCAAGCCTGTGCCGTTTTCGCAGGCGACGATGAAGGAATTCTCTGACGATCCGTATTGGATTCGCGGTGTGCTTAAGGCTTACACCGAGACATTTGAGGGCGCCCGTCTGGGAAACTGAAAGGTGCCGTCGAGTATTGGTGTAAAGGCGGCAAAAGAGTAGAAGATAAGACTAGTGATGACGCTGCGGCATTCGGATTGAAGCCGCAGCGTCCCGCCGCACCGACTGAGCAGCACTATGAGGTATGGGAAGAAAACTGGGAATCGTTGATGATGTTTCTGCGTATGCAAACGCAATGGAACGTCACAATGGGCGGCTACGTTGGCCTGAGATATGAGGTGCTGCTTGGTGCGGGCGGACTGATGTCGCTGTATGATATAGAGAACCCCCGCGAGCTGCTAGAGGACATCCAGACAATGGAAGCAGCCGCGCTCGCAGAACTGAACAAGAAAGATGGCTAAAACTGTTCAGCCTATTGCTATCGAGCTTGGCATCAAGGGCGGCGAAAAGCTTGCGGCGCTGAACAGGTCTTTTCGTGATTTATCAAAACAGGTAAAACTTTCTGACGCAGATATAACTCAGGCTACGAAAGACATTGTAGATTTTGCCGCTAAGGTTGGGGATAGCGAAGCGACGATCAAGGGCCAGATCAAGGCTTTTGAGGGGCTGCGAGAGCAGGCCGCGATGGGCGGGAAAGCTTACACCGCACTGAAGCAAGAAATCTCAGAGCTTAAGTCAACCCTTCGTGGATCATCTGCTGCCGTAGAAGCAAAACGAAAGTCCCTGGTTGAGCTAGGGTCTTCGGCCAACGCAACAGCTACACAAATTCAAAGCGCAATCAAGGCGCTGACAGTCCTTAGAAGTGAGACTCGCTTAGATTCTGAAGCTTTTAACGCTTTTGGTCAGAGTATTGACAGGCTTGCGGAAAGGTTTGAAAAGCTAAATCAAGAAGCGCAAGATTTTGCAAATGCTCAGGCGCGTTCTGGAAGAGCCATTAGTGCGTCTTCGGGCGCTGCTAAGCAACAAATAAAGGACTTAGATCTTGTTACTCAAGCGCTTCGCGAGCAGAAGGAAGAGTTGGGAAGGCTTGAAGGCGAAGCGAGGATTCGTCGAGGAGTTGCTGATCTTGCAGAGCGAGGCGCAGTCTCAAGCAGCAGGAGGAGCTATCAAGAGGCGCTCGCGGAAAGCGTTCTTTCTGGTACCTCATTAAAAGAACTTCTTTCAAAAAAAGACATCAAAGCGGCACTGGCAGAAGTCGAACTGCAAATTGCAGAATTTCAGCAACAGATTGAAAGCAAGCTATCTCGCGGTTTGCAGATTTCTTTTCAAGAAACCTCAAGAGCTGCTAGGGAATCTGCACGTGCAATGGCCGCTGCATTTGCAGATCCAGAATTACTTGGAATTCTTGATCACCTTGATCAAAGGATTGGCGAATTACCGAATACAACAGCGGGGTTCAATCAGCGTCTTCGAGAGCTTCAGCAGCGGTTTGTAAATACCATCCGCGATGGAGGTAATTACGTTTCTGTCGCATTAGAGATTGCTCGCGTCCAACGCGAAGCCGCTGCCGCGACGGAGGGGTTGGGTGCTGCGCTCGTCAGAGACCTAAATACCGGAGTTGCCGCTAGAAGCTCAAAAAATCTGCGTGAAGCGATTGGACAGCTTCAGTCTGAGATGAATGAACTTGATGTTCAAACAGCAGAAGGATCAAGACGTTATGCAGAAAAAGCAAACCAAGTCAGGAATCTTGAGACTCAGCTCCGTCAGCTAGGAGATAGTTATCGCCATGTCTCTGATATGGCCCAGCAAGCCGCTGCTGCGCAAGGTGTTTATGCAAATACGGCAACTGCAAGAAATTACCTGAATCGCGCAATGGTGCGTGCGCAAGAAGCTGCTGGTGCTCAGGTTGCAGAGGCCGTGCGTGCTGGCGTCGCAGCAACGCCATTGATGCTGCCCGCTGCTGGCGGCACTACTGCGCCAGGGACTGGTGCTGCGATGAGCGGCGGAGCAGTGCCGCGTCGTGGAACTGTAGGGCCGCTGCAGCCAATTGCTGCATTGCCGACAAATCTTGGAACTGTTGGTGGTCGTCGTCAGCGTCCTGCTGGGATTGAAGCGGAGATTGATGATCAAGCGAGAAGATCCTACATTTCTCAAACAGATGCAATCAGGAAAAATACGGAGGCAAAAGAAGCGGCAAGAAGAGCTGATTTAGATCTTCGCAGGGAGATTCGCAGCGCCAAAAGCGCATACGATGGAAGCATTAACAGTATCAACAGGCTCAGAGGCGCCATTGAGAGCTACAGGGTTACGCTTCCCGCCACTAGCAAGCGATTTCAGTTATTGACCCGTGACTTAGTTGAGCTTGATCGCAAATCAGAATTGATTAGCCGCCGCATGGGTCGCCGCCGCATGTCCCCAATGCAGATGACCCAAGCTGCAGGTGCTGCTATTTCGGGTGGTATTTTCGGTGGCCCTGAGGGTTTCTTGGGTGGTGTTGGTGGTGCATTGATTGGTGGCGTTGGCGGTGCGTTTGCTGGTGCCGCCGCTGGTGCTCAGGTTGGAATGATTCGGCAGCAGATTGGCCAGTACACAGAGATGGCTGCAGAAATCAATCGTCTTCGGTTGGGGCTTGCTGGAGCAAGCAATAATTTCAAGGAATTTGTGCAGGCAACTCAAGCTACTGAGCAAGCATCTCAGCGTCTTCTGATTCCTCTGGCGGATAGCTACAGAATCATGACTCAGCTTCGCGCCAATACAGTAGAGCTTGGAATTTCGGTAGACGATACAAGAAAAATTTTTGAAGGCATTGCTGCTTCTGTTTACAAAACAGGCGGTGGACTGGCCGAAGTGGAGGGCGCTATGAGGGCTGTTGTACAAGTTCTCAGCAAGGGCGCACCACAAGCAGAAGAAATTCGAGGACAGTTGGGCGAACGGCTGCCTGCTGCAATTATTGATTTCGCTAGGTTCACGAAGCGAACACCAGAAGAGCTGGCAGACGCTTTTCAAAACAGCAAGGTCACTCTTGAAGAGTTTGTTGATTTTGCTAAAAATAAATTCAAAGAAAATGAAGGCTACCTGGACAACCTAGCAACAAACGCTGAATACGCTGGTCGGCGTTACGAAAAATCCTTGGAAAGACTTCAACTTACTCTTGGTAGAACATTCCAGACGACAGGTGCGGCGTTACAGGATTTTGCGTCTAATTTCTTGAGTGCAATAGACAGCTTGATTTTGTCCTTAAATGAGCTTGGCTTGGTAAGCAAGGGGCCGCAGGCTCTTATGCAAGAATTTCTGTCTTCCGGGAAAGGTATTGAAGAGCTAGACGCCGAATTAAGAACGCTCGAAGCTCAGGTTGCGAAAATGAGAGAAAACAAAATTGGCTCATTTGCTACCGATATTTTTGAGCCTCTTTTTGCTTTTACCGTGCCCGCTGGCACAAGAAAGGCACTGGAAGAAAGGATAAAAAATTTGAAAGAATTAAGAGAAATTTTTGATCAATTAGACCAGCAAACCAAGCAGCGAAAGAAAGAAGACGAGGAATCGAAGAAAAAACTTGAAACCGAAAAGGCCGCCCAATCCCTCCTCAACGCAATCGAACAGCGCGAAAACGCCATTGCGCAGGCCAGGATTCAGCTTGAAGAGCAGGCGGCAAATATCAGAAAACAGGCAATCGAGCAGGCAAGGCAGCTTGAAGAGCGCTTTGCTGATCAGCGATTGCAGAAAGAACGCGAGCTGCAAGACCTCAGGAGGCAGCTTGCTTATGTGGAAGAGGATATTGCGTTCGGCGCAGAAGAGGCCAGGGCGGTAGCCGCTGGCGCAGATCCAGAAGTCTTTAATACCCGTCGCCAGATTATTGAGATTTCAAGGCAGCAAAAAGAAGAAGAGATCGCATTAGATCGGCAGTTGCTTGATGAGCAGGCCGAAACCTCTGAAGCCATTGAAGAATTCAAGTCAAGCAATGCCAAGGCCATCATGGAGGCCAATGAGCAACATACAAAGCGGATGGGGGAGATTCAAAGAGAGTATGCAAGAAATGTGGCAAAAATTATTGAAGAAGGAACTGGTAGAGCCGGGAAACGATTAGAGATTTCTGGCAAGATTGTTGCTGAGCTTATAAGAAAAGGGAACGCGGAAACAACATTGAATCAGCTTGGCGTTGTTCCTTCCAAGGACGGGGGGGCCGACCTACTGCCTGGATACTCTCTTGACGAGCAGTCATACGGAGCCGTCAGGACGCAGATTGCATTGTATGATGATGCAGTCGAAAAAATAAAAAAATACACGGAAGAGCTTAATGCACTGCCTACATCTACAGCCATAGTCGCCCCCGCAATTGATTCAATTGGTGTCAACATTAGCGATTTGACCGCAAAGCTTAACGCAAACAAATCTGCGCTAGAGGCTACTCGACAGCAGATCCGAGGACTGAGTAAAGATCTCTCAGATTCTGAACTCATCGAAGAAATTAATGCTATCTTCAGAGAGAAAGCGGCGCCAGTTTCTAATGCCCTCATGGTCGCCCAGACGCAGCTTGCCGAGCAAAGAGGTGTTCTACGCTTAAGGCAGGAAGGTTATTCCGAGAGCACAGCAAGGCAGTTATTCGCTCAAGAGACTAGAGCGGCAAGTGCGCTAAGGAACCTAGAGGTTGCTAGAGAAGAAGCCAATAGGCGGGGGATTCGTGTTGATGAGGCTGAATACGCAAAGGTCGCCGAAGATATCAGGCGAGCAACTGAAGAGGCAAGAGCCCTCACCCTGGCGCTTGAAAATTTATCTACGGGAGACAAATTGCGCACTGGAATCGTTCAGTTGCGCGATGAATTGAGGACGCTTGTGGACCCGGCAAATCAAATCACTGGTGCCGCGAATGCAATTGGTACATCGTTCGCCGATTCTTTCAAGAGCGTTATTAGTGGTAGTGCTACAGCTCAAGAGGCGCTGGCGGGATTCTTTAAGAATATCGCTAATTACTTCTTGGATATGGCTGCGCAAATTATTCAGAAAATGATCGTGATGTATGTCTTGAATACACTTGTCGGGTTACTGCCTGGCGCTCAGTACGGAAGCGGCATGGGCAGCAAGCCAGGCATTCCCGGCT